TAGTAGGCAAGGAGGCCATCCATAACGGTTGGCCCCCCTGTGCCTTGCAACTGCTGGTCGTTGAGCGTGCCAGCCATTTACGTGATCGCCGCAGAAGCCGCAGTTGCCGAACCAAAGGCCGAGTCGTTGAGGACCATGGCTTGATCGGAACGATTGGTGAAGCCCGTTTCGATCACCGCGCCAATCGCCACTGCGCCCGCCGCCGTCACCATCTTCGTAGCAAAGCCAGTAAAAGCAGGGCCAGCCCCACCATCCCGAGAAGCGCCGTTGCCCCAACCCAGAAGGGGCTGGACAGCATAAGGGCTAGGAGTAGAAATGCCAAGTCCAGTAGCGCCCCCACCAGTGATAACATTCCTGCCTCCGCCAATGGCCGTAAGGCGTGCGTCCGGGGCCAGTCCAGTTGGAAAGGCAACAGTAACTGCGGGCAGTGAAACACCGGGGGTGTAATCGTCGGTAAAGCCAGCGTTCTTGATGGCCTGAACCGGGGTAGCGAATACCGTGCCGGTTGACACGTTTGTCACCTTGTTTGCGCCGAAGCCGATGCCGGTGCTTAGCGCGCCAGTGGAGAAATTACCGGCCTGATCCTTATCAAAAGGCGAGCCTTTGGGCCCACTGAACGGGCTCATCATCACGAACTTGCCGAGTGTAGGATTGGCCGGGACGATGGTAAGGCCAGCCATATTGCGAGCAGGCATTGTAGTGTCCTCCGGCAGTTGAAAAATGGTGGTCTTTATTTATACTGGCGGCCACCAACCAGCTGAGCGCGCCCCCGCGCTTGCTAAACAGGTTCGTTTCCGCCGAACGGAACCTCACCTGACTTGTAGGGCTTGCCCGTTGCAGGGTCAATCGGGGTGCCCTCAGGGGGCCTTTCCTCTGACTTGGAATCCTTCTTGGGAAGGCTCAGAGGCTCTTTGCCTTTGTCACTCATGACCGCTGCTCCTTACGGGTTCACGTCGAGGCGGCCTTGGAACTGCGCGCCACACGTGGTCAGATTGCCAGCCCATGCAAGAATCTGCACTTCGGCATCTTGGTTGATGGAATACCGCTTGTTGGGGCTGAGCGGGACGAAGTTACGCGCGCTGTGCGGACGGAACCTGATGTAGTCCGTGTTCAGCATGAACGCTGTGCCAGCGGGGCAGAAGCCGCCGATGCCGCCATCCAGTACCACGTCGGCGTCCATGTACTTGATCGTCGGGAAGCCGAGCGAACCGGTTTCAGCCTGGGTGAAGCGCTGTTGCGCCTGCAGCGAGGCGAGGTAAGCGGTCCAAACCACGTTGTCCATGACAATCAGGTCGGGGCGGTCAGCGCCACGAACCAACTGCGCCCAGAGGGCATTGAGGTCGGCTTGGATTGTCGTCGTCGCCGCCACATTGCGCAGCTTGGACCGCCAGAAGGTCCACGTTACGCGGTCGATGCCGCCATAGGTACCGGTGGTCGGGTCGAACGGAACAGCGGCATTGAGGCCGGTGATTTCCTTGCCGCCTGAACCCGTACCATCGCTGTAGATGCCACCAGCCACCAGATTCTTCATGGTGGATTCGGCGACGTCGATGCGGGCGGCGAGCAGATCGATCATCTGTTCCGGGCCTGCGTTCTGCAGCATTTCCAGACCGGAAATGACCACAGGGCAAGCAGCCTGCTTGATATCGAACTGAGCGGCTGAGAGAACGTCCTGCGCAGCAACCGGCAGGAGGTCATACCCGCTGTACCAACCAGCGTTGCCGTTCTCGGCGAAGGAGAGCTCTTCGTAGATCAGTCGGCCGCCGCTGAACGTACGGGTCTTGCCCTTCTGCGAAAGCCGCATCAGGAGAGCATTGTTCTTGGTCACGTTATCCGCGATCTTCTTGGTACGGGACTCGATCGTGGTGGTGATGATATCGCTAACATTCGGGAAGGCCATGGCAATTCTCCAGAGAAAGGTTTACACACTTTCAAAGCCGGAGGTCAGCTCCCCGATGCGCAGCTATGCGGTGTCCACAGCCGCGCCCGAGCCTTTATTCTAACACACCCCGGGCTCGCCGTCAAGATTTTCAAGTCCTGCCGGAATTTGCAACCCACGCCCTCTTCACTGCCTCGTGAATATCGTCCGTGTCACCGGGGCCATCAGAGCCAAGCTCCAAAGGAGCTTGACCGGGCGGAACGATCTGGGCCGCCGCCTGTTGCCTCTGCTGAAGCATACTGGGCTGGGAAATGCCGCTCTGAGCCTGGGCTTGAGCCTGAATGAAATACGGCCGGACCTGCGGATTACGCCAGCAAGCCAAATCGTACGCGCCTTGGTAGTCCTCAGCCATCCCGGACTCAATCAAATCCGCCATGTCCTCACGAACATACTCCAGATATTCGTGCCCCGGCTGAGAAGAGAATTGCACCAGTTCAGTCTCCGCCGCCGAATCCTCGAGTTGAGTCCTCCATGCCCGCTGTTCATCAAGCTCCTGCTGAATATGCGGAGGGATAGGCGGAGGAGTTTGGTGGTGCTGGTGGGACTGCTGCATCAGCTCTTCCAGCTTGCCGCCGAGTGCCTCATTGAGCGCATTACGGAGCGGTACGCCATAGGTATCGCCCAAGGAAATCAGCATGGTCATTTTTTGGGCCGGGTTGCCCAGCCGAAGGGTCTGCTCAACCCCGACCATGCTCTTGATGTACTCCCGAGGGTCCACTTGGATATGTTGGAAATACTGATTAAATGGCGCAACAGTATTGTAAATCTCCCCCATGGGCTCGTAATGCTGCTGGAGCTTCTGGACGCCATACGCAGTAGCCTGCTCACGCCGGGTGATTTCCTCTCGAATATCTGGAGGTATCGCATTCCATTTCGCCTTCATTTCAGGCCGCCATGCAGCAGGCGGCTTGGCCGGATCGAACACCGGCTCTTCCTCTTCCTCTTCCCCGGGCTGTCCGAGAGCCTGTGGAGCCTTCTGGACCGGCGGGAGGGGGGCCGGAGCAGGCGCGGGTGTCCCAGAATCGGCCTGCTTAGGCAAGAACTTGCCGTCCGGCCCCCTTTGAGGCCCCTTACCGGGTTCCGGGTCCGGAGAAACCGGGGGAAGAACCTCAGAGGGGGGAGAGCCAAAATCGCCGAAGTCTTCTTGACCCCCGGTAGGTGTTTGCTGCGACTGTTGACCGGTCCTAGATGACTCTAGCGCGGCCTTAACGTCGTCTTGAATGGAGTCAGGCATCTGGAATGTCCTCTATTTCTGGGGCGGGGGTCGGGGTGTAACCTTCTTCGAGTTTTTGGATAGACTTTCGCATATCCTCATGCATATCCCCACTGCGTTCCTTTTCTTTCTCTTTGCTCCAATCCGTTTTGGTAAACGCTTCGACGGCCCTTTCATCATATCCTTCATGCAGTTGAACCACGTTGTTGCGCTTGTTATGCTCTGAGAGCTCCCGGGAGTTACTGATGAATGACCCATCCACCGGGGACCAAAATGGCGAGAACTTCTTAGTAAATAGGCGCGGGGGCGTTATGACACGTGTCATAGACACAAAACACTCCGGGCACTCCATCCCCGGGCTGTCGACATATTCGGCCAGCGAGCATATGCGCTCGCGGGTTCTTCCACAACGGGGGCACTCATATGGATAGATCATGGCTAGTACTTCGCTGATCCAGGATTGCGGCGGCGAAGCGCACGAGCCTTTGGAGCGGACTTATGCGCCTCGAACTTTTGGCCGACGGACTGCGGGATGCCCACTTTCGACGCGAACGCGGGATTGTGGGCCACCGCTTGCATCAGCTTCTTCTGCTTTTCGGACTTATACGGCATTTCCTCCTCCCGGTTTGGTTGGCTTCGACGGTGGTTGAGTGGCCATCTTGAACGCCGTTTCAGCGCCCTTGACCTCCAGACGCTGCTCGGACTCCTTCGCATCCTGAATCCGTTCTTGCACAAACCGGGCTTGGTTCTGATCGGCCTCCTGTTGGGCGTGCATCTGCGCCGTCTGGGCTTTGATGTTCGCCATTTGCTGCTCGTGCTGCATTTCCATGGCAAACATTTGCGTCTTGTGATTTATTTCAAGCATGAACTTCTTCTCCATGAACTGGAGCTCGGCCGCCGATTCCTGCTGCTTGATCTGGGAGGTCATTTGACGCTCTTGGATGCGCGCATCCGATTCTGCCTTGGCGGCTTCCGCCTTGATCTGTTCCGGCGATGGCTCTGGCGGCTGTTGCGCCTTCTGCTCTTGCATCTGCTGCATCTGCAGGATGGCGGCATCCAAAGAGCCTTCCAGTTCACTGGCACCCTTGAAGCCCACGGAAGCGAACTTCAGAATCTGGGCCAAAAGAGTCCCGATTTGCGGCATCTGCGCCATGGCCGGGACCGCAGACTGAATCATCTGGCTGACAACTCCGACATACTCCATACGCTGTTTCTGCTCCAGTCCCCAGTCCGCTTGAGTCAACGAGTCGGTCTGGATATCAATGGAATATTTCGCCGTGAAGTCATCATGGAGGATTCGAAGTGCCGCTGGAACATGTTGCTGGTCTTCCATAGGCAGCTGGCCGCATACTTGGCTCAGCTTCTGTTCCGAGTACATCTGGACCATCAGTTCGCCCATGATTCGGAGGGTATCCCGGACGAAGAACGACACGTCACGCTGGAAAGCATTCATCCGGACGCTGGCGAACTGGGCCTTGATTTCCTGCGCAGACGCCGTTTCGTACTGGTTCGTGCTACCGCGAACGATATCCGCCATGCCGGTGACTTCGAACAACTGGTTCTTGATGAACTCGTAGGTCCCGGTCAGCTGTTGCAGCACACCGGTAATGGTCTCGACCGGATACCAGCTGATCGAGCCTTGCACGCCACCCTTCTCAGCAAACATCGCCCAGTTGTCGACCGGAATCAGCTTGTTCTCAGTGCCGTCAAGCATCCTTCCGATGGCTGGCTGGGCCGAGTCGTAGCAACCGGCGACCCGGACCGCTTCAACGATCAGGTTGATGCGGGCATAAAGGATATCCAGTTCCATGTACTGGTCCTGCGCGATGTAGTAGTCCGGAATCGGCAGGAACTTGTTGGTCGGCGCTGAAGCTGTCAGCGGCTTGGGGCATGGGAAGAAGTTGGTCAGCTTGTACGGGTCTTTGAATCGCTCCAAAACCTCGCCCGTTGTGGTCATGAACATTACTTCTTTCTTTTTCTTGTCCCACATTTGGATGATGCAGACTTTCCCTTCACTGATGGTCTCAATAGCAACGCCGCCTGATGCGTACCCGCCTTTTGAGGGAGCGACTGCGAGGGCTTTGTCGCCCCACTTTTCTTTGGCTTCCTCTTTTTCGATGTGGAGGATTCGTCCCGCCCACGTAACTTGCTCCCATGTTCTTTGCGGTTCATAAATAAAGTCCTTCCAGTAGACCGTATCTACGGTGATTTCTTCTGGCTTTCCGGCAGTCGGCGGAATGAACGTCACCCAAAGGGTGCCGATTCCTGGAACGAGTCGATCGAGGATTGCGGCCTTCACAGCCGGGTCGAAGTACTTCGCACAATGAATCTCGTAGGTCAAGCCGCGTTGCATGATGGCAGCGGCAACCCGGGAGGGTTCGTTCTCGGTTTCACCCTTATGCAGGCGGGAGACGTCCGGCTTCGGAAGGCTATTATACAAGCTCTCCTTGATCACCGTAGTGTTCGAATAGAACATGTTGACCTTCTTGATGCCGGTATCGCCCAGCATGGAAGGTCTTCCGCTGGCCTCTGCCTCTCGGTCGTCGGCGTAGCGGGCCTCAATATGCGTGCCACGCTCGTGGAACTTTTCTGAGAACTTCTTCCACGCCTGCAGACGCTTCGGCCATGGGTTCTTTTCGTCACTTGTGCGCTCGGCGTTGGCCATCACACTCTCCTGTAATCGTTACGGGATTCACGGTCCTTGAAGAGGTTCTCAAGGTTGAGGGCGCGACCGAGGGGCGTTTGAATATAGCTGCCTCTGGGCTTGGCATTTCGTCGAGTCCGCGACATTATTTCTACGACATTTTCCGACAGCGCGAACATCCGGAATGCGTCCGCACAGTGGCTGTGGTAGTCATGGCGGGGGGTTAGAGCGAATGTCTTCGTCTTTTCATCGTAATCATACATGTACGCGGCCAAATGCTCCAGGCCGACTCGGACTTGGGGATTAGCAACATTGAAGTAGACGTGCGGAAGGATTGCCCTTACCGCGTTGATCCCCTGCGAGACCGATATGCCCGGTACAACATATGGTACGAGTTTGGCAGCAACGAATCTTTCGAAGGGCGAGTACTTGGTAGAGAAGGTTTTGGCCTTGGCATCATGCGGTAACGCGACTGTACCATAAAGGTATGGATATTCGTAGAACCGCTCGAGCCATGAGTCAACATCTCCTCCAACACCTTCCACGTAATCGATGATATGGATTTCATCGCGGATGATCTGGTAAAACCAAATAGCTGTAGCATCACGGCGTCCTATGTCCCAAGCTGTGAATACCAGCTGGTCGAGTTGGGGTTCAAATTCGATCTGATTAGTGGGCGCCAAAAGATTAAGCTGGCGACCGTAAATAGACCCATGGTTGATGCCTTCCCACGAACAGTAGTATTCCTGCTCAATTACTTCGTCGGGGACTCCCTCCCGGCGCTCTGCTTCAATTATCTCCGGTGAAATGATGTGTGTACCGTCTTCCCGGAATGTATCGTTTACCGTGCGTAGACTCGTGAACCAGTCCGGCGAGGCTTCTGCCATTTTGTACATTGTGTACGCATGGTTTTTACCTCGTGGGGTGGTAATAAACATCGCGAACCCACCATTTTCCGCCAGAATGGGTCGGATAAAGCTCCAGGCGGAGGGGTCTGCAAGAGCCCATTCAGAGAAGACGACTCCGAGTGGGTTTGTTCCGACGAGTGCATCATAGTTGTCGCTCCCTACTACTTGGTAGACGCTGTTGTTTTGGAGTTTGAGCAGCATGTCGGATTCGTTGACGCTCCCGATCAGTTCTCGGGGGAATCCTTGGTATATCATACGCCTACCCAAACCGTCCACGCCGTTCCAGACTACCTTGCGGCCTTGGTTGAGCGTTGGGAGGAGGTGCCAGTATGTCCCGACACGCATTTGGGATGCCACGGCGAGGGTATTGAGAGCGCAGCTATCTTTTCCTGCGCGTCTATGCCAAACTGGCATGGCGCGTTTCCGAGTGGGGAATTCCCCGCCCTCGAACATATGGTTCATCAGCTCGCGCTGATGCTGTCGCGCGTTCCATTGGTGCGGAAGATTGATGCCTATGCTAGGCATCTTCTACGTCCCCATCGATCACAACGGAGGGTGGCGGCAAGACACCCATAGCTCCAAAGTTGATTTGGACGTGAACGCCATTGAGCTTTTTCTGGTCGTCGTTGCCGCCGAAGTGTTTGAGGATGGATGTTACTTCCGTGCTGTGGAATTTCTTTGCTTGGAACGCATTGCCTGATTTGTCTACCAAAGGGACAGGCTCTTCTCCGAGTAGTTGGGGCCATATTTTTAATATCTGCCCTTCTACCCATTGTTCGTTCACGAGCTTGTGCTGTAGTACTTCTGCCTGTAGATCGGATATAAAAGCTCTGACCACGGGGTCGTTGTAGATTTTTCGGACGCTACTGATGGGCATCTGGAACTGTTTCGCCAAAGCGTCCAGAGTGCTTCCGGTCACTACGAATTCCATCGAAAACTGTCTTTCCATGGGGGTCAAGCATTGGAATCCCTGTTCCCGTGCTAGTACCGGGTCTCGGCCAAAATGGGAGAGCGTCAACGACTTCCGAATATCAGTCATGGTCCAGTGCCTCATGGAATCTACGCGTGCGCTGGCGATCGATGTAGTGCAGGAGAGCAACCACGTCTCTTAAGAGTGTCGGATTGGTGGCCGCCAAACGAGCAGGTAAAAGAGTGTAAAACACCATGCTGGATGGGATGACTAGCGGTGCCTCATCCAAAGAGATAGCTGAAGGGTAGCGAGATACGCCCATGGCCAAATTATAGCACAGCCCGACCCGGCCGTCAAGATTCGCAAAAAAAGGTACCCGCGCGCATACGCGCGCCCGCAAGACAATAGATGTGGAATAGTGGACCACGGATATTGGTGTAGAAACGGTCGGTCAGGGGCACAAAGACACAGGGGGCCGGGTTTCGGGCGCGGCCGGGGGGGCGCGCGGGCGGGCCGCCCCCCGGGGGACCCCCCCCCCCCCCGGCGGGGGGGGGGGGGGGGGGGGGCGGGGGGGGGGGGGGCGGGGCGGGGGGGGGGGGGGGGGGGGCCCCCC